TGTGCCGCCACCAGCCGCTTTTTTATTCATAGGAATAACTTTACCTGTTGTGTCATCTTTACCATCATTGTTTGCATCATTAGGAGCAGGTGCTTGTCCAGCTTGTGCCGGAGCCTGTCCACCTTGTGCAGGTGCTTGACCACCGCCCTGTGCCTGTCCTGCAGGAGCGCCAGCTCCTCCGCCTGCGGAAGCAGGTGCGCCGCCACCAGCGGGTGCAGTACCGCTACCAATAGCGCCAGCATTAGGTTTTGCACCAACTGCAGGTGCTCCTTTTACTTTTTTACTTTGTTGAATTGTTTTTAAAATTATATTATCTAGTTCCTTAGGAGGTACAATACCACTTGCAGGTACCATTGTTGTAGGCATTTTTTTACTTGCTAGGAAACCTTTTAATTCTTCAGCGTCTAAACTCTTTAAACTACCGCCTGTTCCACCTAAATAACCTTTAAGATCCACTTTAAGTTTGTTTGCTTGATCGCCTGTGTCAGCACTTTGCGCCAATCCAGCGGCAGTGCCTTTCATTCCAATAGCGCCTGCGGCTTTTGCACCTAATTTCTTAAGTCCTTGCTTGAACATTCCAGCGGGTGCTTCGCTCAAATCAGAATCTTTTGTCGTTATTTCTATAATTCTCATAGTTTATTCCTAGCATTGAATATCTTATACATTATTTAGCCTATCTGTATATCTACTTCGTAGATATAAGTTTTCGCTATCGCTCAAACTATTTACTTCGTTTGTTGATAGAAGTAATATATGTGAATTAAAGCAGTATTACGAAGTAATACTGTAATTGCTTCATGTAGATTGTTTCAGTCAGACGGAACCTAATCGCTGGTTCCATCTAATCTTGGTCTTCATGTGAGTTCGTCACAGCCGAGATTCGGAAGTAGGTGTTTAACTCTGCTACTGGGCTCTGACCTTTCCCAACCTACGTCGACATCACGAAAAAAATTGCAAAACCGCTTTACCGCTTCGCGGATTTCTTCGCTATCTCCTGCTTCGTTCCTTTGCAAGGAGTTTTTGTAGCATACAGCCTATTGGACTCACCAGATTCCGAACAGGGTTTGCCTGTCCTCAAGGTGGATCTAGCTACCTAGATCAAACAGTGTCCTAAAGATGTGCCTTTAAATTTTCTCTGAGAATCTTTGAACCGCCAACTCTAACATTGATTATACCGTTATAATACTCATCCGTCTCTAATACACGGCGGTCAAATTGTTCTTTTGCCTCTAAATATGACATTTCGCCTCTGCTTTTGCAATAATAAAGTATTTCTCTAGTAAATTTTTCTTGGCCTAATTGTTCTACGTCTTCTATTAGTTTATCAGACGATCCCCAATATTCTCGCCAATCTGATTCTTTCTTGCCTCTACGTTTATTCTTGCGTCCTTTGAGTGGTGGTTTTGTAGTTTTGAATTGTGCTAGTTTTTTGCCTACGTATTTTTTATTATTTGTAGTATTGGTTATCAAGTATACGAAGCCTTCTATGCCTTCGGGTATTGTATCTACTACTTTTCCTTGATAAGTCCATTGCATTACGGTACTTACCGAAGCCTATTCTGTGCCTGAGTCTTTTCTGGTTTGTCTTGTTGTGTTGTGCTTTAGATGAATTTCATCTGATCGCAGTTTTGCAAGTCTGCGGATTTCACGTAACCACTTTCTTGCTTCTCGATGTGTTCTGATAGAATTGTTTCTTTCAAACTTTTCGTTTGCTTTGAAGTAATTCATATATGCTTTTGTTAGTTGATCATGTATATCGTCTATTATTTCAGTCATTCTACAATATCAATATCATTTTCATAACTTGTAAATCCGTTTTCTTTTATAACTTTAAGTAAATGATTTACACGACCTATAAGTTCGTCTTTGTGTGAAATCAAAAATACATTTTTTTGACGTTCACGTCCCATTTTCTTAATTACAGCAAGTGAATTTTCAACACCCGATGTGTCCATACCACTATCTATCAATTCATCAATAAACAATAAGTTGATATTCTGATACAAACTTTCCCAAACATCTCTAAATGCAAAACTCATACCAAGTATAAGTCTGTTACGCTCACCTCTACTCAAGTTATCAAAGTCTAAGTCTTGACCAAGTTGCGTAATTTGTACAGTCAAATCATTTAAGAATTCTACTTGATGTGGTAATCCTAGTTTATCAAGATAGTATGTAAGTCTGTTGTTTAGATATGACAAGTTTTGTTCAATAATTTTCTTACGTATAAATGAATCTTTGTTAGTAAGTAATTTTAATAAAAACTCTTGATGGTCTTTTAAGTTTGTAAGTTCATTTACAGGCACCCAATCAACTTCTTGCATTGCACTATTTTGTAATTCATCAATTTGTGTTTGATAAGGATCAACTTCATCTTCTTTATTTTTTAATGCAGTTTTTAAACTGTCAACATTTTGTCTGTGTTCATATGCTTCTTTAGCAGTTTCATAAAAAGTTGTAGGACGTCCGTTAATATCTCCTATATCTTCAAGACCTTTTGCCACGTCTTTTATTTTGTCTGCTATTTCTGTTTGATATGCAACAGCATCTTCAAGTTCTTTTGCTTTGCGTGATTCTAATTCTACTTTTTTATCGTCATGCAATGCTTGTCCGCATGTATAACATGTTGCACTATCAAGATCTGCGATGTCTTTAGACGCTTTTTCTACAGACTTATCAGCACGTACTAATGCAGGCTCTAATGTGCTTAATTCTTTTTTAAGAGCCAAAATAGCATTGTTATGTTCGTTCCAGTTTGTAAGTTTTTCATGTGCATCTAGCTCTGCATCAATATCTAAATGTTCTAATTCGTCGATTGCAGTTGCTAATTTGTTTACATCTGCTTGCTTTTTAGCAAGCCAAGCACGTTGAGTACCTTGTAAACTTTCAATAGTACCTTCTATTTTACTATTTGCAGTTTGTATTGCTTCAATCTTTAGTGTTTCAGTTGTTATACCTTCTTTTGTTTGACGTACTTTTTCTTTTAGTGTGTCTGCCTTCTCAGAAAGTATAGTTATACCCAACAACTGTTCAATAATTGCACGTTGATCATTTTGTCGCATACTTAAAAACGGTTCTGTATAGGTATTGAGTGCAACAATGTGTTTGAACATGTCATGAGTCATACCAAGAAGTGTATTAATATCTTCTTGTGTCTTGCGTGAATCACCTTGACTAAGGTCATCCATGTCTTGTTCTTGATCATTTACATAAAACTTTAGTACGTTTGGAGAACGTCCTCTTTCTATTCTATAATCAGTACCATCTTTTTCAAAATGTAGTGTAACTAACATGCCTTTGCTGTTAGTTTTGTTTATTAAGTTATTACGTCTAATGTTTGTCAGTGCCACACCATACAACGCATAACTAAGTGCGTTGATGATGGTGGTCTTACCTGTTCCGTTACGTGAGCCTGAATCATCTCCTCCTTGATCTAAGTTTTCGCCAAGGACTAGAGTCAACTGTTCTTTATTAAAATCCACAGCCTGCGTTTGATTACCAACGCTCATAAAGTTTTTAACGGTAAGGTCTTTAATTTTTATCATCTATAAATCATTATAAATATCTAACAACGTTTTCTTATCAAAACTATCACTGTCAATTGCACTAATCTCTTTAGATACTATTTCATCGACACTTTCAAATTTAGATATATCCAATGATGTTGATATTTCCTCATCTTGTTTTTGCGGAATGAGTGTAATCTCTCTACACCCAAAGTTATTAATGTATGTTTCTTTAATAAAACTTGCTTCTTCATAAGAAATAGGAAGATCCAAAGTAACACGCAGGTACATATTAGGTTTGATTAAGGTTTGTTGCTCATCAATAAGTTGAGACAACTTTACGGTGCGGTACTTTGGACATTCTCCCCAATTAAGATATTCTGGTTCTTTGTTGTTTTCACGATCAAGAATCATCATACCACGCTCATCGTCCCATGCATCTGCATAGTTGTGAGGAAACGCATTTCCAATGTAATGTATTTTTCCTTTCACTTGTCTTTTGTGAAAGTGTCCTGAAAATACATACTCTTGGTGTTTGAAATGTTCGCCCTTCAGTTCTCCTGTGTCAGGCATTTGAACCATAGCATTCATATAAAAATTAGGAAGTTCAAAATGTCCAAACATATATTTGGATTTACATTTTTCAATAGACTTCCATTCATCTCCTACTAACCAAGGAACTAGTGCTACGTCTTCAATTTCAGTAAACTTTTCTACAACGGTTATACCAGGAATATGCCTAGCAAACTCTGTTGAACTTACATCACGTTTGTCTTTATAATACAGGTCGTGATTACCTACAAACATGTAAAAATTATCAAAGGCTTGTCCTAGCTTCTCAAGACAGCGGATAGTACTATCCATAGTAGTTAGGTTAAGACTACTTCTGTTATGATGCCAGTCGCCACAAAATATACCTGTTTCACATCCGTTGGCTTGAGCTTGCTCAATATACCAATCTACAAATGCTTCACAGTCTTCGTTATGTACTTTACTGTTACCTTTTAAACCAAAGTGGATATCAGTAAAGACTGCCGCTTTTTTGAACAAAATATGTACCTCTTTCCATAATCTATAACATTATACGTTCATAATGTTGCTGTGTCAAGTGAAAAAATTACTTTTTTGCCAGTTCTGTTTCTCTTTTTTGCTGTGCTTCCCACTCGCCTTGAATTTGACGGGTATAACTTGGATTCATATCGTTCATTTCAAGTATGTCGTCTCGAATGTTTTGATTACGCTTTTCTATGTTTATTACTCTCACAAAACTATTCGTTACTGCGGCTGTGTAATATGCAAAAGGATTATTAGATTTTGATTCATCAAACTGTAAACCTATCTGTGCAAGTTGTAATATTGCTTGACCACGCATTTCATCGTTGTAGGTATAACCTCTAACATTACCTCTTGTGCCATATCTATCACATAGTTTCATCCACATTCTAGCAAGTTTATCTGTGGCTTTGCCGTGTCCTTTACTAAAATATCCGTTGTCCATACCACCTTCCCAATGCGATTTGCCAACTACTACTAGTTTGCCAGCATCATCAAATTTGTAATGAACAAATGGAGGAAAGTTTAATTTTTCTTTAGTATCTGCTATAGTTTTTGGATTTTTCTTGCGTCCAGGCTCTTCTGGTATGTGATCATATGTCATTACACGGAAAATTAGGTCTTCTTTCAGCATTTTCCTATAATCTATTGTGCAGTCTGATTGCTTTACTTTAATTCCCTGTGCTTTTTTGTTGTCGTAATCTTCTAAAGTTAGTCTTTTCGCTTTGTTTTTCTTTGCTTCTGCTATAGTACGTATGTTTATTTTATCTACACTAGGCAGTATAATATCGTACTGTGCATAAGACGGATCTACAAAACTACAAAATGTTGCTTTTGATTTGTGTATCTCTTTTAATATGTCTTTGTTGTTTAAGTAATTCACTCTTTTCACATGTTTCTCCTAAATTTATATATATTATAAACTATGCAGTTAATTTTGTCAACTAAATAATGTAGTAGGAGATTTTATTATGCCAGAACCGAATATATTTGACAATGTAACATATGATGCCATAGCACAGAAAGCATCTGGAATGGCACAAAACGCTATCAATCTTGTTAAAGAAACAGAACTTGATTTTGCGGCTATTTCAAATAATCCTGCTGGCTTTGCTAAATCTAATCGTAGTAAAAATCTCCCACCAGATGCTAATCCACATGCAGATTTTAAAACCGAATCAGCATCTTTTTCAAGTACTGAAGGTAAAGACTGGAGAGTAAAATTATCTCTACCAGAAGATCCGAATTTTCTCAAAGGTAATCCTTTATTAGCACCACTGGTTGCTACAAATGGGTTGGCGTTTCCATTTACACCGGCAATAGTTATGTCTCATACTGCAAACTATCAAGCGATTCAACCTGTACATACTAATTATCCTTTCTATGCATATGAGAATAGCCAAATTGATCAAATGATTATTACAGGTCCGTTCGTAATTCAAAATGCAATAGAAGCACAATATTGGGTAGCAGTCTTACATTATTTACGTAGTGTCACAAAAATGTATTACGGACAATCATCTAGAAATGGTAATCCTCCTCCAGTTATTAGATTGAATGGATATGGTGATTATGTTTTCAATAATGTTCCTGTTGTAATTACAAACTTTACATTAGACCTTCCAGGTGAAGTAGATTACATTGCTACACAAGTTGGAGCAGGAACAAATACATCAAATGGAAAATCATCAGGTCAAGGAGTTAGTTTTACTCCGGTAGAATCTCAGATTACTGTATCAGTACAACCTACATACAGTAGAGCACAAGTAGAACAGTTTAGTTTAGATAGTTTTGTAAAAGGTGATTTAATATTAAAAGGTAGAGGATTTATTTAATGGCAAGTTATAAAGATACAAGTCCTTACGCAAAAACTAGACAAAGAAATTTTTACTTAGGACATTTTAAAATACGTCCTGTACCTCAGGAAACAAATGATGTTCTTTATACTATTGAACCTCAGTATACTCATCGTCCAGATCTTTTAGCATATGATTTGTATAACGATCCAAAATTATGGTGGGTGTTTGCACAACGGAACATGGATGTTATAAAAGATCCAATTTATGACATGTTACCTGGAACACAAATTTATCTACC